TTTGGTATGTCTGTGGCTGATACTGTTATGGACGTGCAGAGAATCAAATCGTCGATTATGCGTAACACCCTCGACAGTTTGAGTATGTCAATTCATCCACGGGTGGCTGTAGTCGAAGGTATGGTAAACATCGATGACGCCATGAGTACAGAAGTAGGTTCAATTATACGACAGAGAGCTGCCGGACAAATACAGCCGCTAAGTATGCCGTTTGTCGGCCAAGCTTCTTTTCCGGTGCTCAAGTATATGGATGAGGTCAAAGAGGCTCGCACGGGCATTTCTAAGGCGTCAAAAGGTTTAGATGCTAATGCATTGCAGTCTAGCACTGCAACGGCTGTAGCAGCCACTGTAAGCGCCGCACAACAGCAAGTTGAAATGATTGCGCGCATCTTTGCTGAAACAGGTATTAAACGCATGTATGAGCTTGTACTTCATCTGGTAACCACACACCAAGATCGTGAGCGCATGATAAAACTTACAAATGAATTTGTGCCAATAGATCCGCGTGCGTGGAATACTGATATGGATGTTTCAGTAAACGTGGCTCTAGGACGCGGTTCTGATACTGAGCGTATGGTCATGCTGCGTCAAATTGCAGAAATGCAAAAAGATGCTATGCAGACGATGGGACCAATCAATCCACTTACAGACATGCAAAAACTTTCTAACACATTGAAATCTATGACAGAAATAGCAGGATTTAAAGATACTTCGCAGTTCTGGAGTGATCCGGCACAGTTCCAACCGCCTCCACAACCTAAGAAACCGGATATTAATGAGCAATTAATTCAAGTGCAGATACAGCAAATACAAGCAGATATTCAGAAAAAAGCTGCCGAGCTTCAAATGAAACGTGAGCAGTTCCAGTTAGAAGATGACCGGAAGCGTGACGAGCTAGAGGCGGATCTATTTGTTAAGGCTGAAGAAATGAAGGCAAAGTATGGCACGCAACTTAACGTCGAACAAATTAGATCTGATTTGGCCATAAATCGAGAAGTAATGAAAGCCCAAGCAGATGTCATAAAAGAGGCTGCGCGTGGTGAAGACTAAGCAACAAATAATAGATGATGGTAGAGAGGCAGACCGTCTTTTAAAAGATACAGATCTCAAAAGATTTTTAGACGAGATCGAGCAGGATTGTTGGTTTGAGTTTAAATCTACTGAAACCAATGATGGTGATAGCCGCGAGGCTATTTACATGAAATTACGCGGCGTTGAATTAGTACGTCAATCGCTGCGTGCAATGGTAGATAACGGGGCTATTGAATTAAAAAGAAAATAGGCCCATAATATGGAGTTAATGAGATGGCAGAAACCAACAACCCATTAGGGACTGATCTGTTAAGTGCTCAAAATGCAATCAGAGCCATAATTGCGCCCGAAGAGGATAACGCTGCGGCAACTGATGCGCTTGAAGCTGAGACCACTGAAGAAGTAGTGGAGGAGGCTGAACCCTCCGAGGAGATGGAGGCAACTGAGGAAACAGATAATTCAGTTGTCGAAGGATCTGAGGAGGAGCTTGAAGTCGAGGAAGATGCGGAAAGTTCGGAAGACGAATCCTTCGATATACTAGCGGCCATAGTAGAGGTCGATGGTGAAGAGATAACCGTTGAAGAGCTGAAAGCAGCTAATCTGAGGCAGAGAGATTACACACGTAAGACTCAAGAATTGGCAGAACAGCGCAAAGCGTTAGAAGCCAAAGAACTTGAACTTGACGGTGAACGTGCACAGTATAACCAATTGTTACCTGCACTTAAGGAGCGGTTGGAATACAAGGAACCGGAGCCAGATTGGGACAGCCTGTATGATACAGATCCTAAGACGGCAGCGAAGGCAGAACGTCAATGGCGGAAGCAACAAGAAGAGCGAGAGGCTCAAATTGCTGCCGTTCAAGCTGAGCAACAAAGAATGCAACAATTGCAAGAAGAGCAAAGAGCTCGATATGAAGCAAGATTTGTAGCTCAACAGCGCGAGATGCTTCCGGAAGTCATACCTGAGTGGCGCGACACTAAAGTTGCGGCGCAAGAAGCAACCCAAATACGGGACTTTTTACTTGGGGAAGGATTTACCGAAGAAGACATCACGGGTTTGAAACATGCCACGCTTGTGAAGTTAGCGAGGAAAGCCATGCTATATGATCGAGGAGAAACGCGAGTAACTGCGGCAAAGGCCAAGCCGAAAAAAGCACGCGCCAAGACATTAAAAAGCGGCACAAAAGCATCACAGCCAAAACCTAAATCAGAGGCACAAAAAGCGATTCAGAACGCAAAACAATCCGGCCGCATTCAAGACGCGGCTTCAGCAATAAGAGCCTTACTATAGGAGATTTATAAATGGCTATTGTAACAAATACTTTCACGTCCTTTGATGCCAAAGGTATTCGTGAATCGCTCAGTGATATCATTTCGAGTATCGCTCCCGAAACTACGCCTTTTCAAAGTAATATTGGATCTGAAAATGTATCTAACACTTACTTCGAGTGGCAAACTGACTCGCTTGCAGCAACAAGCAAAACAGCGCAAATCGATGGTGATGACGTAGGATCTTTTGACGCTACATCAGCAACCACTCGCGTTGGTAACTATACTCACATTTTACGTCGTACAACTATTGTCGCTGACAACCTAGCAGCGCAAGATTTGGCCGGCCGCAATGACGAGCTAAGTTATCAGCTCGCAAAGCGCGGAAAAGAGCTCAAGAGAGACATCGAAGCTGTACTAACTGATAACAATGCTCAAGTGGCAGGTAATAGTAGTACCGCACGGGAAACCGCAGGTCTAGGCGCTTGGATTGCAACTAACGATGTATTCGGATCAGGCGGTGCTTCACCAACCGGTGATGGTACTGATGCTCGTACAGACGGTACACAAGCTGCATTTACCGAAGCAATGCTAAAAGACGTTATGCAAGCTGCATTTACAGCCGGTGGTGAACCAAGCCTATTAATGGTTGGCCCACACAACAAAACAGTCGTATCAGGCTTTGCCGGTATTGCTGCACAGCGTTACATGGCTCCAAATGACAGCCCAACAACAATCGTTGGAACGGCTGACGTTTATATGTCAGACTTCGGCACTTTGAATGTGGTTCCAAACCGTTTCCAAAGAGACCGTGACGCTTTCATGTTAGATCCAGAGTATGCATCTGTTTGTTACCTACGTCCAATTCAACAAGTAGAGCTTGCTAAGACCGGTGACGCTGAGAAGCGTATGATCTTGGCTGAGTTTGGCTTGAAGATTTTGAACGAAGGTGCACACGGCGGTGCTTTCGACCTAACAACATCATAATTCAGTCGGGGCGGCTTTTGTCGCCCCACTTATTTGGAGTTAGAGATGAAGCGTATATTTGATCGAGATCCTGCAACTGGAATTACCAAATATTGGCACGTTACCGATAAAGGCGAGTATGTCGTTGAGACACAGCAAGACGTCTCCGCAATCGCTGAAAGAAATAAAAACGAATATAAAGAAACACCGAATAGATACAGAGACGTTAATAAGGTAGCGTCATTACCTCTTTCAGTGTACTATGAGCTCAAGCGCCGAGGGATTGCAGATGATCCTAAAGCAATGCGTAAATGGCTTAACGATAGTAATAACCAAGTTTTTAGAACAAGGGCCGGCACATTATGAGCATTACAACTTACTCTGAGCTCAAGACATCCATAGCCAACTGGCTAAACAGGGATGACTTAACAAGCGTCATACCGGATTTTATCGCATTAAATGAAGCGGATATGGATCGAAGAATAAGGCATTGGCGTATGGAGCAAAGAGCCACCGCAACTATTGACACAAGATATACAGCTTTACCCTCTGATTTTATGGAGGCCGTAAGGTTTCATTTGGATGTTGATGAGCGGCCAATAGAACTAGCAACGCCATTATTTTTACAAAAGAAAAGAAATGAAAACTCTGACGCAACTGGGCGGCCACAATATTATGCAGTTATCTCAGGGCAAATCGAGGTTTGGCCAAAGCCTGACACAACGTATACCGGTGAGCTTTATTATTATGCTAGGACTTCAAATTTAAGCGACAGCAATACTTCAAATTGGATACTGACATATTTTCCAGATACTTATCTGTATGGCTCTTTGATTCATAGTGCTCCATATTTAGTTGACGACGCTCGAGCTCAAACGTGGTCAGCCTTGTATCAAAGTGCGATCAGTGGTATAAATAGCAACAATGACAAAGCTAAATATGGCGGCTCTGGTCTGCGTATGCAAATTAACAGTTATTCATAGGAGAAGAATATGGCAACATTAGCAGATTATGTTTTAGACGCTGCTTTAACTAAGTTAGATACCGAGGCGGATAGAATTGATATAACAAGTCAAGAGGCAACAACCTACGCAGAAGCTACATCGACATATACGCTTGGAAATTCAACTTCATTGTCTTTTGGCGCGCCTCAAAATGGAGATACTTCTGGAAGAAAGGTAACTGCCGCAGCTATTACAGACGGATCTGTAACAGCTACTGGCACGGCAACTCATTTTGCCATAGTAGACGTTTCGGCTACTCGCTTATTAGCAACGGGCGCACTTACAACCTCTCAAAGCGTTACATCTGGTAACACATTTACAATTGCTACGTTTGACGTAGAAATACCTGATCCATCTTAGGTGATATATGCCAATTAAACTCCTTAATCGTGCAAAAATGGACACTTCTACAACCGGCACAGGTACGATTACTTTAGGTAGTGCAATTAGTGGGTATCAGTCTTTTACCGCCGCCGGAGCCGCCACAGGCGATCAAATAAGGTACGTAATAGAAGAAGGGGCATATTGGGAGATTGGGATTGGCACGTACAATGCAACAGGGCCAACGCTTACCAGAACGCCGCAGGAAAGCAGTAGTTCTGGATCTGCAATAAGTTTAGGTGGTACAGCTTCTGTGTTTGCATCTGCAACGGCTGACGATTTAAAACCACAAACTTACACGTCAACATTGTTTACCGCTACTCAGGGGCAAACGACATTTACAGTCAATTATGATCCTGACCAAGTACAAGTTTTTATGAACGGTGTATTGTTAATTAGCAATGCAAACACGGATGTTACGGCTACGTCAGGAACTCAAGTAGTTTTAACAGAGGCGGCGGAAGCCGGAGACTTAATAGAAGTAGTAGCGTTCTCGTCGTTTGAGGCCGCAGATATAGACACAATTGAAGCAATTGCATTGGCAGGGTTATAAACATGGCTATAGATACAGCAACATTTGAAACAACACTTGATAGCAAGATAGACGCAGCAACAACGTCTGATGATCCAAAATCGTTTTTGCTTCTGGCGAAAGCAGTTGAGGCAGTTAATAACGCCATCAGTTCTTCAGCGTTAGCTAAATCAAATAATTTAAGTGATTTGTTAAACACTACAACGGCACTTACAAACTTAGGCTTCACTGCTACGATTGCTGAGTTAAATTACACCGATGGTGTTACAAGTAACATTCAAACGCAGTTAGACGCTAAAGTAGGGGCAGCAAGTCCAACTTTTACTGGAACACCGGCCGCACCTACAGCCGCAACTGGTACGAACACAACGCAGATTGCTACAACTGCATTTGTGCAAGGTGAAGTAACAGCGTTAGTCGATAGCGCACCTTCTACGCTAAACACTCTAAATGAGTTAGCTGCCGCACTAGGCGATGATGCTAACTTTAGCACTACAGTAACAAATAGTATTGCTGCAAAGTTACCGCTTGCAGGTGGTACGATGACAGGCGCGATAGCTATGGGTACTGCTAAGATTACTGGTCTTGGTGATCCATCTTCTGCACAAGATGCTGCAACAAAAAATTATACTGATACTACGTTTTTAGGATTATCTGGTGGCACATTAACAGGCGCACTAACAGGAACTAATGTAACTGTAAATGGTACACTCGATATTGAAGAAGTTTATGAAAAAGTTACTACTCAGACCTCTACAACTGGTGCAATTACATTTGATACAACTGCACAAGGTGTCGAGTTTTATACTGCTAACCAAACTGCAAACAGAAATATAAACTTCAGTAATGTAAATGCTAACTTAGCTATTGGTCAATCTTTAACCGTTGCTGTTTTAATGACGCAAGGCTCTACTGCATACTACCTAAACGCATATCAAGTCGATGGCTCATCTGTAACACCAAAATGGTCTGGTGGATCAGCTCCATCCGCAGGTAACGCATCAGGCATTGATGCCTATACATTTACGATTATTAAAACAGCCGATGCTACGTTTACTGTTTTAGCGTCAGTTACTCAATATGCATAAGGGATAACCATGACAATATGGATACCTAGAAAGAAACCATTGTACGCACCAATGCTTGCCTCTTTAGGGGGTGGGTCAATACAAGGATTTAAAAGTAGTGGTGCAGGTGGGGCTAAAACGCTTTCTGATCATTATTCGGCAGGTACAGCCGCCGGTTTGCAAGAAGTTTTATTTAATGGAAACACTTACACATTAAATTATGCAACTCACGCTAGTAAAGGGTGGGTAGAAATCTTGTTTCATGCAGATGTCTCCGCAGGTCATCACATAAGAGACAATCAAGGAAACTTTATTGGTGCCGGTGGTAGTGGAACTCCTTTATTTTATCAGGTGGTCGGTAATGAGTATTTTATGATTTCTGAAAACACAACGTTAGGTGGTACAGCGTTAGATTACACAGCCAATTTCTCTCAACTTATGATCGGCAACGATATTACGCCTACTGACTTAGTTGTAACAAGTAAAAGCAACAAATCATTAGCTCAGATTAGCCCTGCAACTGGGGAAAACCAAAACAGTGCTCTACCATTAAGAGCAAATTACGATTTAAGTGGTGCCGACGTCACCGCAGGGAAAACTGCTTTGTATAATTTTTTTAAGGGTACTGGAGGCGGTGTATCTGGGTTTTATAATAATGGTAATACTTTTGGGCAACAAGGAAATAAACACTACGAAATGTATTGGAACAAGGCCGGTTATCAGTTTGCTCTTGTTTTATTCAATAGAAGTGCAAGTCCACAAACAGATCACTGGCACATTGCGTCAGGTGAAACTCAATCTGGCTCAACATATTATGCAAACATTGGGTATAGAGGCTATTCGGGAAGTTCATGGACGAGTCATTATGTTGGCTCTTGGTATCCCAATGCAGCAACGCCACATAGCAGTCAATATTATATAGCAAACGATAACGTATTAAGCATTTGGCTAACGGATATGTAAGGGAATTACGTATGAGTAAAGCAAGAGACATAGCGGCAGGTATATCAGGTGGATTTGCACAGAAAGTTTTAGCAGTAGATAAAACTCTTGATGCAGAAACTAGATTTCGTTTAGGCGATGGATCTGCTATAAATAGCGATATAACTATTACAGTGCCTACTAGCACACAACTAGAAGTCAGCATTTTTGATGCACTTAAATCTTTATGAGGTGAGACATGCCACTAAAATTAAATAGCGCAAATGGGTCAATTACGATAAGTGCAGAGGATGGAAGTGGAAACGCTAATATTACACTGCCACGATCAGGTATTGGGTCAGTTTCTTCATTAAGCGATTTGAGTATTACAGCAACGGCTACTGAGCTAAATCTTTTAGATGGTGTTACGGCTACGACAGCCGAACTTAATTATGTAGATGGCGTCACAAGCGCAATACAAACGCAAATAGATACAAAAGCGCCATTAGCAAGCCCTGCACTAACAGGAACTCCCACAGCGCCAACTGCTACGGCAGGTGATAGCTCTACAAAGATAGCTACAACTGCATTCGTCAACACAGAGGTGTCGAACTTAGTAGACAGTGCGCCATCAACCTTAAATACTTTAAACGAACTCGCAGCCGCACTTGGAGATGACGCAAACTTTTCCACAACTGTAACAAACAGCATTGCAGCCAAAGCGCCACTTGCATCTCCAACTTTTAGTGGCACTGTAAGTGATGGTGACGGAGCTATAAGAGCTATTCCACAGTCTGGTTCTGACAAAACATCTAGTTATAC